AAGGTATGGCTGGAAAAAGTGCTTTGATTTATGGGTCAAATTCAGTAGGAAAAACGGCACAGGCAGTTAGAATGTCTAAGCCATTTGTCATTGCCACAGAAAGCGGTCTTAATGCAACAGTAAATATTCCATATATTCGTGTTAATTCATGGGCAGATTTGAAAAAGATTGTAAAACAGTTTACATCTAAAACAACAGTAGAGAAGGCTCGTCAGCTTTATGACACAATTATTATTGATGAACTTTATGCAGCTGCTCTTCTGTGTCAAGAATATATACAAACAGTAATTGGTGGTGGTGCTCTTACTCTTGGAGATACAGTTGAAGGCGGTAAAGTAAATCTCTATCAGGCTTATGAAAAAGAATTTTTTAAAACTGTTAACACACTTCTTTCTTGCGACTATACTGTAGTATTTATTAGTCATGCTCAAGAGAAAGATGGAAAAATGTATCCCAAGGGTGATAAACGGTCTGTTGACCCTGTAAGAGATTTTGTTGATTATGTTATCTATATTGAAAGCAATGGTGTAGATGAAGATGGCAAAGTAATTCCTTCTTCGGCTTATCTTGCTGAAACAGATAGATTTTTTGCAAGAAGTAGGTTTGATACCACGCCTACTTATCTTCCTGTTTGGTCTGTTGAAGCACTTAAAGATGCAATTAATATTGGTATTAAAGGTATGGAAGAAAAGTTTGGAGTTAAAGCTGTTTCCTATCAAGAACAAAAAGAACAGAACACTACTAAGGAATATGACTATAATGAAACAATGGATGCTCTTCAAGAAGTAGGACAGAGATTTGCTTCTGCAAATAAGATGGATGAACTTACAGAGATTGTTGAACAGACACTTGGTAAAGGCAGAAAAGTATCTGAATGTACCAAGAGCCAGATTCAAGCTATGGTTATTATTTTAGATGACCTAAAAGAACGTGCCGAAGAACTTGGAATTTAAATGGCAATGCGGTCACCATATAAATGGCAAGTGGGGGAAGTTGTTGACTTCCCTTCTTACCAAGTACAAATATTAGAGCATAGATTACAAGAATCATTTGCTGGTGATAATAAAAAAAGTCATAAAAAATCTTATTTGTATCAATGTACAAAATGTGGATGGATTGATGAACGATTAGAATATCGTATGGATAAATTGCAATGTCCAGTTTGTTCTGGGAGAAAAACAAAATGGAATTATAATTCTATCGCTTGGAAACATCCAGAAATGATTTCTTGGTTTGCTAATATTGAAGATGCTTATAATAATAGTATGGGTAGTCACTCAAAAGTGGAATTTATTTGTCCTAAATGTGGTCAAAATGTTGGGAAAAAAGTAATTAAAAATATTACAAATAATGGAATATCTTGTCCTTATTGTGGAGATGGTATTCCAATAGGTGAAAGAATATTTCAAGCCGCATGTGATTTAGCACATATTAAATATAAAAGACAAGCAACATTTGACTGGAGTGAAAAATATATATATGATTTTTATCTTCCCGATTTGAATTATATAGTTGAAATAGATGGGCAACAACATTATTCATCTGGCTCTTCTTTTGAAAGTATCAATGGTCTTACTTATGAAGAACAAAAGAAGATTGATGAATACAAAGAAGAACTCGCTTATAAGAATGACATAAAAGAAGTCCTTCACATTTGTGCATATTCAAGTGATTTTGATAAGATAAGATGCGCTATCCAAGGATGTATATTATTAACTATAAATACAAACATATTTGATATTGATTGGAATAAATGTGAAAGAATTTCTGCTCATTCTATGGTTCATATTTGTGCAGAAGAGTGGAATAAAGGATATGATGCTACTTATATAGTTAATAAATATTCTTATTGTGGTTCATCTGTTAATAATTGGTTAACCCAAGCACAGAAAATTGGATTAACAAAAGACTATTCAAAAAAGAACGCTGATTATCGTAGAGGAAGAAAAATAATTAATATTCAAACATTAGACTGTTATTGGTCAACTAAGTATTTAGCAGATATTTTAAATACAGAATTTTCAATAATATATAGCCAAG